GTAACAGATACTGTAATTGAGCTTTGTTGGCCCCATGCGCCTTCGCCCCAATTATTTTCACCCCAAGCATCTGCCATGGTAATGCTACCTTATATTAAGATAATCTTAATATAGCACTTGAAGCATCGTTAGTTGGGAATGCGATTGTGAATGTACCGTTTGTTGATGTCTTTACTGCACCGAAATCAAGAACTGCAATAGCTGCGTTTGTAGCACTTGAAGATCTATTATAGATCAAAGCTGCTTGCGCAGAAATTGTTGCTGATGTAAAACTTGCGTTTGCAAAATCAACAAATGCTGTTGAAGCTGTTGCGCTAGTTGCTGTTAAGCCGATAGTTGGACTTGTTAAAGTGATACCACCTGCTGCGTATGTTCCTGATGCGCCTACTTCGTTTGTTGCGGAATAGGCTGTTGTGTTTCCATTTAAAGTTACAGAGTTTGTGTACAGAGCGAGATTGATTGTATCGTTATCAATATCGTGATCCCCTTCTAATAACTGCTTTTTAAAGGAAGCACAGACTGCTTGATTTATTGCCATTTTTAACTACCTCCTGGGTCTACTGATTTTAGGGGGAGTCGTAATACTCCATCACTGTACTCATCCCTACGTTTACGTCCCATCTGCTCTTGTGCATAAAGCGATAGAGCTTGCTGGAACCTCTGATCGTATAATTGCATATCTTGTGTATTTTTCAAGTAAGAATATGCTTCGGCAACAGTGCCATAAATTAAAACCTCTGGTGCGTTATTAGATAAAAATGTTGTAGTGGTCGTTGTGCCCGAACCATTGCCTAATCTTTGTGGAGTTTCGTCATACCACATTTCAGCTGTATAGGCTACGTTTGGAGTTGGAGCCACAATCAAAGTTGTTGCGTCCCAGTTTCCCCAATACTTTGGCTTGCCTGTAAAATTTGTATCAGTTGTAGATCTTTCAGGAGAATATTCATCCATAAACGTAGCATCTCTTTGCTCAATCCAGGTTCTAGTTCCATCAGTTTCTACTAATTGTAGTCCTCTTGCAAATCTAAATCCACCTTCGGGCCCGGATACATCTAAGAAAGCATTGTTGGCTTCAAAGGTTGTGGTGGCGTATCTTCTCTGATCATCACTATCAACTTCTCTTGCGATTTTATTTTCTACATTTGTGATAAAAACATTAATAACTGTGTTTGTTAAAACATCAGATGTTACTTCGGTATAATTTCTTACATTGTCTAAAAGTTCAGAATAATTCATGATATCACCACAGTCACTGTACCAACAGTAGATGTCATTATCAAGTCATCTCTAATAGCAGAGGGTTGCATTCCGACACTTTGAAAAGGTGTGCTATTAGGAAACCCAACAGGAACAACAATAGGTTCTACTCTATCAGGTCTAGGATTTTTTAGTGCTTGTGGATCTGGTCTTGAAGGAGGAGGATCGAGTTGCGGATGTTTTGGTTCATAACACTCTGGGCAAACCATGAGTCCGTTCCATTCTTTTCTTATATCTAAATAAGGATATTGATAACCACATCTATCACAAATTGCTTGTGATTTTTTTCCAACTGCAAATGCCATTTATTAACTGCCTCTAAAATAATTTTGTGGAACAAGATGAACAGAAGTTCTTTGACCGTCTTCAGTTAAAGCTCTTTGTAATTCGTCTTCATAATACAATTTCATTTCTTGAACTCTTCCGGGGTTATGTTTTTGAGATAGATAAAAAGATAAACCAGAAACCATGCAAGGCAAAAATCTGTAAGGGGCGTCTGGATTAGCTGTATATTTTCCTGCGTCTTCTATTCTTGCAACGTAATAATAATTAATTTGAGTGTCAGTTGTATTAGGAGTTAAGTATAAATTAATTTGAACATTAGATAAATTTCTTCTGACATAATATTGTGAAGGTGTTCCTTGTGAAGATTTATTTGGTATTGCTTGATACTCTGATCTTGAAACTTTTGTCATGGTAGTATCGGTAGCACCATTTCTAAAAACTGCTTCTAACACATCACTTGTGTTTGCAGGTGCGGTATATGTTGTAGTTCCTGCTGTTAAATTTTGAGTATGATTAGTAACTTTCCAAAGGTGAACTCCTCTATTGCCCCATTCAGATAACAACAGATTTAAACTTCTTCTGGCCGATTTAATATCATAACCTGTTCTGACTTGTCTACCAATCCTCTCGAAAGATTCTTCGATAATCTCGTCAATATCTAAATTAAAATCTGTTGTACCTGATGTAGCCATTATTTTTTCTTAGCCATTCCGCCGCCGCGCTTCTTCATGATAGCCATTCCGCCACCACGCTTCTTCATGACTTGCTTTTTCTTAGCCATCATTCCGCCGCCTCTTTTTTTAATTACTTGTTTCTTTTTACCCATCATGATAGTTACCTCTTTTTATTAAGTTTTTCGTACGTACTTTGCCTCTCAGCTACTACTTCTTCGTAGTATTCCTTAGGCCATTTCTTATAATACCCTATCTTATGTAGTTTGCAACTTGCTTCATATAGTTGTTTAAACTTTTGTATGAGCATCATAGAATATTCTAAATCAGAATGTTCAATAGGTTCTCCTGTGGGGTCACAAAGAAAAGCTTCACTATCTGGGTTTGCAGGATTTTCAGGATGAAAGCCCATAAAGTAGACATCTCGTCTATTATAAGTTTTGTTATAAAAGTCTATTTTTTCTTGAAATTTTTCTGGTGTGTATTGTTCAAAAAAAGGATCACAATAAATTATAATATCGTGTTGTTTTTTATTCCAAGATTTTATTACATCAGTTAATTGTTTTTCATATTTAGATTTATCCATACGAACTTCTATTCGTAGTTTATTATCTTTTCTCCATTTAGCTGCAAAAGGACACGCAGGGAAACCTATGTGTTTGTTCACTGGTTCTAAGACAGTCTTAGACCACTGAATTACATCAAGCTTTATTTTTTCTGCTTGTTTTTTTCTTGACAAATGTTCTTGCTCTTGAGGGTGTAGGACCTGTATTTGCTTTAGCTTGTTTTCTTCTCACTGCTCCTGCACGTTGTCCTTTAGACATGGCTCTAGCTTTTGCTATTGGCACACACTTAGGATAATTTTTTCTTTTCTCTCCACCTGATCTACCACATTTAGGATAAGACCCATCGGATTTTTTATTGGCTATGTCTACCCAATTTTCTTTTACCCAAGATCTAAGTCCTTTTTTTGCCATATTGTTTCCTTATACTATTTTTACCACTTTTAAATATGGAAGACACTTTATTCTTATTCATAACCTTCGCTCTCTGTTCTCCAACAGTTAAGATTTGAATTTTCCTAGCAAATGGTTTTTTGCTTCTTTTAACTTTCGCAACCGTTTTGGTCGCGTCAGATGGCGTAGCAAATTTAATGCGTACAGTATCTTTTGGATTTTCATCGGTGTATAATCTTCTCCCTGATCCTTTTGGTTTTTTACCTGTTCCAACTTTAGGATCTTTTTTTTTCATTACGCCCTTTTAGTAACTTTTCTTCTATTCTCCATAACGCCACCACAACCTTTTGCAATACCACCTTGTTTAAAGTTAGAAACTTTTTTTCTTTCTTGTGAAATTTTGTTAATCATTCCACCATCAGCTTTTTTATTTTTCTTTCCACCGGGGGTAACTTTACCTGAGCATACTGCACCTGCGTACATATTTGCATATGCCGAAGGGTACACTTTAAATTTTCGCTTTGCGGCGGCTTTTCCTCTTGCGCACAACTTTGCCATTTTTCTTTTTACTCCTTCCCGGGTTCTCTATCTGTTTTCTCATCTGAGATCTGCTTATCACCATGTTCACATCCTGCACATTCACAGTAAACACAAGTTTCTTGGCAATGACACCAACATCCACATTTACTGCATCTTTTAATATTCATTATAGTTCTTTATTAGAAAACTTTCCATCCAAGACATCTTCTCATCCATAGATTTTAATTGAGCTTTTATAACAGCTAAATCTTGTTGCATTTCTGCAACACTATCAGCCTTTTTTTCTACTGCATTTAAGCGTTCGCTCCACATTCCCCACGTCATAGCGAGAGTTCCAAATAGCACCAAATAGGGTAGAACTGTTTTAATATCTATCTTAAACGACATTGGCAATCCTGATCTGTTTTACAATCACACATGACATACTCCTATTTTGTTTTTGCGGACATTCCACTTAAAGGGTTATTTAAAGCCTTATTAATCTTCAAGTCAAGACTTTCTTCCATTAACTTCATC